GATAACGGCATTGCGCGTCTCCATGAAACAAGTCTGCGGATCAAAGTAAAATTCTTCTGCGCCCATGGGGGCACAGATTGTAAACCTTTGATTACAGAAGTGCCTCTTAGAGGGCGTGCGACGCATGTCTTCCGATGGACATGCGCCTGAGCAACAAGTGCTCGCCTATGACCGCATCATAGGACTTTCTTTTAATTCTAACCAGTTGAGTCTGGGTTGTTTGCTGTTAAGCTGCAGGTGTGGAAATGTACTCATACAAAGTCGGCACGTTGACGAAGAAATTCAACGACAAATCAGTGCCAATAGCAGAATACTTGTGCATCGTCATAGCGCGCGTGGTTTGACCCTGCGCAGGATGAAGAAACACTTCCAAGCTGTAGGTATCGATGTCCTTCGAGTTGTCGACACCAGCATCAGTGGGGTTATTAACCCTATTGGCACTGGTTGACAAAAATGTAACATTATTGTACATAGGCATCGACACACTCAATCCTGCGTTGGTGGTGTTGTTGGTGACTGCCGTGCCTGCACCAGTAGCCGTTGCAGCTATCTTGTAGAATCGTGCATCATTGGCTCCTGTTTTCACAGCCAGCGAAGTGACAGTGCGCGCAACCGACAAGTCGGGTGTGCGTGTACTGGTGATCGGCATTGAACACGTGGTTCCATTCGATTGGTTTGTGACATTGTAGTGCCACATCATGCTCCCTCTTACTCCAGCGAAAGCTGGTGCAAGATAGGAGTACGTGGTGTTCTGTACCCAATTAAATGGGAAATCTGAAGCAGGAACATTCAGACCTTTGGCAGTGTGAACACCAGCTGGATCATAACCATATGTGAGTGGAAACTTGGTCCCTGTGTGTCGGACAATGGACAGCTGATTGGTCGTATCCGAAGGAATGACCGAAACCTCATTACGAGTGCTGCGACGCATGAGTTGTCGCAAGCTACGTACTTGTTCGCCGAAATTCACTAAATAGCGATTCGGTGCCGGAGGTGTTTCAGTTCCAAGTGTGACAGTGCTGGCTGGTGTAGTCATGAAAAGACTCTGTGTCGACCAAAAACTGTAGTCTGGCGTGGTTCGTGGTCCTGCGAATTCGAGGTTTTCCGCTGCTCGAACACTGACAACCATGTCAATTGCTGATGATGTGACTGGTGCTGTGAGCGTGTTAAGAACACGCACCACTAGCAAACCATTTGAGTAACCTTTCTCATAATCAACTTCATCAACATTGGTTCCATTCCGTGTATATCGATTGCGTGCAACGGTGGATGTCTCCAACCAAGGCAAAGCCTGGGCATAGGGGATCTTGAATTCCACCGAAGACTCAGCTCCGATGTCAACTACCTGTGAGATAACAGTACCCATAGGATTGTTGTTGGTGGACACATTGTTGCCTGGAACCATAGAAGGCTCCCAAGCCACGATCACTCGCCCACGATGATACTTGGATTTGATGAAGTCCAACCGAATTATGACATCTCCTCGCCAAAATTGGAACAAGTTGGCCACCCATGCCATTGGCGTGTGGTACATTGTTCGTTGGTTGGTGGATACAGCAACCCACAGCAATTGAGGTGTGATACAAACTCGAAAGAGTTGATCATTGACCAGATTGCTCGTGGACCATCGTGCCTTGGTGAGATAAGACTCACGCTGCACCAAATGTGCGATCTGCAATTCATCATCCAAGTCCATCGAAATTGGTGCACCATCAATAGCCAGTTCATTTTTGGGATCCAATGTCAATTTCTCCGTTGGGAAACCAATCTCCGTAGACGCTAACTGCGGGAAGGCAGTGGGTCGAACCGGATCAGGGGGAGAGATGACAGGCACGTTGGTGAAGCCAAATAGTGAAGCAATGCCACCAATGGCTGTGGCACCAATAGACGTGGCTTTTGCAAATCTACCAACGAACGGCCAAGCCGTCAACTTGTTGGCATATGATGCAACCGAGGATGCCACGGATGATACAGGTCCCGACATGGAATACTCGGACTGCAAGGCCAAGCCGAAGCCTGGTGCCTGTAGCACAGGATTCTCCATCCAAGCATAAGTCTGTACGGAAACCCCAGTGCCAGTTGCGCCGTTGGCTGAATCGAGAGTGGACACAATATCGAACGTAATCCTGCCCAATGAACTGACAGCAGAACTCTCTTGCAATTCTACGAAATTCTTTGGATACAGGAATGGCAACGTCAATTCACCACCCAGACTTTCTGCTGGAAAAATATTGACATGTGGCCGCTGCGATCTGAGAATCCGACCCTCCACCACCGCATTGGCGACAAGGTTGCTAGTCCATAGGGGAAGTGGTTGATATGTAGCTGTCATCATTCCGTAATAAAACGGAGACGCAGTAACAACAATCTTGATTTTGAGATCGCCTCGCAACCATGTGTAGTTGTCCAACTTCTTCTTGATGACGGCCGTGTTGAGATAGAGAGTCCAAGGATCGATGAGAAATTGCACGCCTTCGGCAGTGGATTCCAACCAGGTGTATTCATTGATTTTGATAGGACGAGACAGGAATTTCATCAACTCTCCAGTGGTCACTTCATCGACCGTAGTCTCGGTGACAACACTGGATGCGATAGCAGCAACTGTAGTATCATCTGCATCAATGAAACCAGTCACTTCTTGTTGCGTGGACTCGCCGATACCACTTTCAGTGATGTCAGCCTGCAGACAGCAAAAAGATTGAAAACATGTAGAGCAAATGCAACGAGATGCAATTTCTTGTGTAGCTGTGTTATACATTTCATAAAAGGATGTGCAGTTGTTTTCCTCCTCACAATGGCAAGGAGTGTTTTGTTGTTTTGTATTGTTTGTTTGTGTTTGTGTTTGTTGGTTAGCAAGTCTGTTTTTGCACCTACTGGATGACTCATTCCAGCAGGCAATTTTGGAGCTTTTGATCCATCAACCTAGATCATATATAAAAATATACTTCGGGGAACGCCCTGGTGAATGTACGCATACCCATGCTACTCGTTTCTGCTCAAATTCGAGTCAGTAACTGCATGCGCAGTAGTTTTTGCTTCGCCTAAGCCGGAAGAGTCTACCCTCTCCCGTGTGTTCGCATCTCGCACACGCTCGTAACCTGCTGAAGATCTACGGAACGAATGGAGGCACTCATCCCACTTTCTGAGCCCATACGGTGCCCAGTCAGTGAGGCCTTCTTCCTCAATGACTTCTTCTAGCATACGCTTCTTTTCCTCGAAAACGTCCTTACCATAGAAAAAGTACTCATTGAGTGACCCTTGCATGACAGCCACTGCGTGAGCCTGCGGTGTCATGTCTTTGCTCACAATCCCAACCAACAGGGATCCTTCAATCGAAGCTTCTTCAAGTGTAGCCATCATAGCTCCCACTTCTTCATCATAACGCCACTTGCGCTTGAGAAATGAAGCATCATCGATATCGATGAAGGGCACAGATTCGCTTTCTTTGTCTGCCATCGTGTACTCCACACCGATGAGAGCCAACTTCTGCGAGATCACTGTGTGATTGAACCAATCGTAACCTTTGCGCACACCCATGATGTTGTCATCACCATACGTGTAAAGGTGGACATTGTCCTTGAATCGATTCTTCTCTTCCTGTGGTGCCACCTGGCGATAGACATAACGCATGTACAAGGAGTTAACCAGACTGTTCACAATGACAGTCAATGGATGACCCGATGGGTTAGAACCCATAAACATGAGCAAATCTCCATTGAAGTTGGTAAACGCGAAAGCAGTATCTTCAGCAACACACCAGATTTCATCTAGCGCATCCTGATCCATACCTGCCTTCTCTCCAACCTGAACAATGATCCAATAGGCATAGAGGATGAAACACGAACCCATCCTCTTGTCGAATTTACCGAAATCTCCGGCGACAATGCGATCTTTGCCAAAGGCAGTGAGATACTTGTAAATGTCACCCCATTCGGTGGATTGTGCGATCGTGCCTGCACCCAGCTCAAATACAATCCTATTGCACTGAGCTAAACGGATGAACCACAGCAAGCGTTGTCGTACGGCGATTGTCCATGCCATTGGACCGCCAACGAAAACACGTACTTTTTCAGCTTCCACTTTCTTGAGAGGGATTGCCTGATCCTTCAAGTGAGCCATGAAAACTGGTGTAGCACGACGTTTGTTTGCATACTCCTCATTGATTTCGGTAACAGCCTGTTCCATATCCTTGGTTAGGGTGTAACGGCCTGATGCTTCGTCAAACTTGAGGAAGTTGCGTTTGGTGCGATTGCAAGGTGCACCTGCAGATGTGTTCTTGTTGATGGCATCGACGTACGCCACTCCGTCGGCACCATTGATCGCTGTGTCAAGATCATAGAAGTGGGCATCTGACTCCCAACCCTCCTTGAGACTTCCCAACACACCACGGACATAGTCCTCCGCACATTCATGCAGGAGTTGTGTATCCACGGAGCGATTTGTGTTCAGCAGATCCTTCAAAGCCAGTGAAAATGGTTTCCACGACCTGAGATTTGGGGCACACTTGTCAGTACTGATGCCGCGCTTTGCTAGAGCTTTGGCAAGGATGGTAGGTGCCACTTTGGACTGTGATTTGGGTCTAAAACCTTCATCACCTCCAACTTGAACAGCACAACCAGCCTCGAAATTTGTGTGACTTTTGAAGTGAGGAGCACCAATCTTCAGATTGTATTGCCCGACCGAGATGGCTGGGCCTCCTGTGGATATACGCGTGAACGTCATCCCTTTCTCCAATTCAGCAATATCCGACTGCAAAATCGAAATCGCCGCCACACCACTTTCATGGCCAGCCACGTGAATTCCCATAAGCATGATTGCACCCTCAACCTTGCCGAACATAGGTGAACCACATTCGCCAGCGAGAGTTGCACGACTCGCACGAGCCATATAGCATGGAATTCTCATCAAATCACCAGGGTTGATCTCTCCTTGATAATGGATGTGGTTGAGCTGCACACGTTCCGTGCCAGATGGATGTCTCACAACATACATACCATTGGCACTACCAGTGAAGATAGCTTTTGGGAACAATTGCACCAAGTTCTTGCGCACAGGTGCATGTGTGACTTCGATAGCTACCAAATCTTTCGATGGCAACTCCGTGAAACGAACGCTCGAGGCGGGGAACGTCAAATTTGCTGAGACGCCTTTACCCGAACTCTCATAGTACATGGTGACCGTGGCTTTGGGATTCCACGCATGTCTGTTGAGAATATACATTCGAGATTTCACACACAATGCGCGTGTCCGAACCTTCAATTGACCAGTGCTTGTGGGGGTTGACAATTCCATGACAACCAGATTCCACTTCACAAGTTCATGCACATTGTCCCATGACAGGCCTGCCCATGAGGCTGACATATCGGAGACTGAAAAACGCACTTGCTTTGCATCATGATCATTCCACACGTTCTCATACTCGACAGCATGAGGAACAGGTGGTTTGGTGACTCCAACTTGGACAACATAATTCTCGGAATTGAATCCCCTAGGGTCTTCTTCTCCTTCGAAATCTGTGTCATCACCATCACTGTGAGTGTCATCATCCTTCTCCTCTACAGGAGCAGGAACTGGTGCAGGTTTGTTAGCACCAGTGACTTTCTGGATGGCCCAATACGTCATGAGTGCGGCCGAGCAAAATACAGCCACATTCACAAGACGAGGATGTCGAGCGTGAACACCATTAACGGTGATCATTGTGAGTCGCAAGACCCCCATGAATTGGGATGGTATCAACCAAATGAAGAACCTGAGCGTCACTTCCCTGGTCCACTTGTTGCCGAATAGAGCACCGGCAAATGCTCTCCCGACACGGTAGTGCAAACCAAAATGCACAAACCATTGGACGAAGAATGTAAGAAACCACGGACCAAATTTGTCCTTGTTTCTTTCACGCAGCACATCGAAATATGCTTCAGACACATTCTGGATTTGCTCAGTCTCGAAAATGAGTTTGGTGGAATCGAACTTCTCAAACGACAAGCCTGCATGCTGAATGACAGGGCAAAATCGCATGAATGGGTAATTGCCAGTGGGAAACATGGCTTCTTCCCTGACGTTGGCTCTCATACCATTCTCATCTGTGATCACATAACCATGTGGCAAGCGCGCAACAACTCTCACGAGCTTGCACTTACCACAATGATGACCATGGTGTGCCGGGTCGTGCGGAACAATCCCGGCTTGCAGCCGCATGCATGCGCACGACGTACGGTAGCACTTGGGACAAAGCTCAACATGTTCCATTGAATCATCAGCCTTTTCAGCTTTTGTCTGGATCTCGAAGTGACGCTTGGTCATAAGCGAGAAGTCAGCGAGGAAATCTTCGATGTCGTTATACTCTCGAACGAACTGTAGTTTTCCACGCTGCTTGGGAACCTCCTCGGAGGACTGCACTGGAGCAGCCACTACACGATAGGTCTTGATGTTCCAGACATTGTGATAGCCTTTTGTGACTTCAGGCACCTTGGATGGATCAACCATACCATTGACGGTGTATTCAGGCTTCATTTCCAACTTGATCATAAGTGGGAAACGTCTGCGCGGCGCCAGATCGTTCTCGTAGTACGCAAACGCGTTCAAATCGAAAACATTGGTGGTGGCAGTGACAAGACGTGCACGCATCGGCACACGACCCTTGTCATTGAGCTCTGCTTGATTGGTGACATACGCGACGGTGTTCAAGATCTGGAGTGCTTCAGCAACACTCGGATCAACACCGTTGCAGGCAGCTGGTTTGAATGCTGCTATGTCATCAAGTTGAACGCACCACTTGTAGCTCTTGAAACCAGACCAATAGTCATCCAAAGGATTGCGCACGTAGCGGTAGTCCTTGGTGGTTGGAAGACCCATGGTTTTGCCATAGTGGTAAAAGCAAATCTTGGAAAAAGTGGTCTTCATGACAGAAGAGCCACCTGCAATGAGTACCCCAAAGGGTTCAATGCGATCCTTGCTAGCATCATTGGTGGTGATGAGAGATGCCTTGAGTAGCTTCATCTCATTCAACACCTGCGTTGCCATTTGCTTTTCGCGCGGACCAAGGATGGCCATCACTTTGACGATTGAATCGCCTTTTTCGATGACATCCTCAAGCTCATTCTGATACTGGAAGATGGTAAAACCATGGGGATCTGGATTCCCCAGGCACATCGACCATGTCTTGAGCTTTTGGCACTCAACAAGCCACTGCTCGTGGTTCTTGCCAGAGTGAAACATTGGCTGGATGCTTCCCATCTGGTAGGATTGGATTCCGCGCTCGCAGATGAACACCATTGACTCTAAACAGAGATAGGCGAAATCAGCGGATTTCCATGCAGAGCGATCTTTGGCATGATCGCACATACCACGAAGTCGGACAGGTTCGACTTTCATTCCGATCGAATCGAAAAGTGAATGTCCGAGTGCGAACAGCATGAAACAGTGGAGCTTCTCAGCAAGAACCGAATGCTTGAAAGCATCGTAATTGCCGAGAATTTCTTGCACGCCAGCGAACATGGATGTCGTGGCTTGCAACTCTTCACCGAAGAACCATTTGAGCCCCAGAGTAAGACTGGTGCGGATGTAGGCAACACTGAGAGAGCCACGAGTGCGAAGTTTGGCGTAAACGCCAATCGCTCCCATGACTTCAAGTCGAGTGGTGGATTTGCCCAACATGTAGAGCAGCACAAGACAATCTTCTGCCAATTTGACATAAAAGTCAATGTGCTCATTCTTGGTCCATTTCATTGCTTCCGAGATGGCTGGACCCATACCAAGAGATTGTGTTTTCATCTTGGTGTAGGCTTCATATTTTTCCCATGCAATCTCTGTGGCTTTGAGCCACTCAGCATCTGTGAATTGTGCTGATGCAACGACTTCTTTCTCGGTAATGGCTACGTGCGAATAAACGCTTGAGCCACCAAGTAGACCATGTCCACGTGACACTTGAATCGTGTCCCATTGATGGATATTGTGGTCAAAGAGCGTTGTGTTGTAGCTGTATGGAATACTCAATCCATTGTGTGAAAGGTGCACTTTACCAAGCACGAGGACATCATTGCAGAAGTCATAAAGCTCGTGGGTGCGCATCGCTGTGCATGAGCGACCTGCAATGTACACCGTAACAGGTGAGATACGTACGCAAGGTGCAACATATGGCTTAGAAGCCATGGTGTCAAGCGTTTGAACGATACTAGTAGCACTAGTTACGAATACCTTGTTGGGCGTTCGTTTGAATGGATTTGGGAAGAAACTCTTCTTCGATTGCTTTGGGGTTTGGCAAGTCTTAAGCGCTGATGCTGCTTGCATTTGGGGGGAAATTTCTGCGTCGGTGTTAACAGCTGGCGGGGTCGACATCTTGGCATGATTTTGGAGGACAGTTAGCTGCTCCTACTTCTCGGGGGTTACACTGTTGAGTTAAGACAGCGTCGTACTTCTCTGAGACAAGTTTGTGCACATATGAGTGACTAACGGGAGATGTAAGTGTGGTAGCAGTAATGAGCTGCTCATGGGGGTGCAACACATGGGTTGCGTGGCAGATCAACCAACATCCGAACGGCGGATGTTGAAACGTCGGCAACTTTATTTCTCGGGAAAAGTCCTAGACATACAGGAAAACCCTTTACATTGACGCCATATACAGAGGCATTTTCATCTCTTGAACGAGGGGTGGGACCAGTTGCTCCTCCTCATTTAGCTATCCCAGGGGACACACAACTTCAACAAATTTCCCAATCAAATTTGAAGTGTGCTTGCTAACTAACACTAATTGAACGAAACATGAACGTGATAAATTTTGTAGTATGTTTTTAATCTTAGACGTGAGCTTACGAAACCTTGGTCGATATCATAGTTCTGGCCATAACAATGGTTGGCACTGTGAACTGAACACGAGGGGTCAGTAATAACTGAAAGAAAGATCATACATACAAAAATCAGAGGTTTATGAACGAATCAAAAGTGATGTATCAAGAAATGCATAAACGCATGCTATTTTATGTGTTTTTGTGCGCCGGTATTACCCGGGCGCTTAATAAATGAATGTGTAATGAATAATATAGAACAAATAGGTGATTTGATATAGGAGTTTACTCTCCAGTAGAAAAGACGCCTTTGTCGAGGCTGTTGAACAACTCGCGCGAAGCATATAGCTTCAACGCGAGCGTTCTAGCTAAGACTGCAGGAAGGGGGTTACCCTTCCTGC